TGACCATAATGACGGGTTTGGAACCCTTTGCCAGTTTCAGGAGACCACCATAAGATCGTAATTCCTGAATTTTCAGGTTTAAGGATTTGGCGATCTCTCTGATTGATTCTGCAATCTCAAGTTGCTTTTGATGCTTGTCTGTAATTTTTGTTTCCATACTTTTTAAAATTTAAATTTGACATTCGTTGTTTGTTTGAACTACCTTTGCAAAAGGTACTCGGCAAAAATAGTAAAACGTTATTTGAATTTGCAAATTTTATTTGAATTATTTTTCGCAATTTTATGATAGATGATGAAATAGGTTTTAGAATCAAGCGTTTACGAATGCAATTTAGAATGAGTCAAAAGCAATTTATTGATGGTTTTAATATGACTCATCAGAACTTATCATCAATTGAAGCTGGTAAAAGTGGATTGACCATAGATTTATTTCATAAAATCATCAAAAAATACAATGTTCGCCCGATGTGGCTGCTGGAGGGCACGGGCGAAATGCTGCAGCATCCGGGCAGCCGGCCCAATGAGATACCCGAAAACGAAAAGAACGAGCTGTATGAGCGATTGCTTGCCGATAAAAACAAGATCATAATAGAGCTAACCAAAAGCCGCGACCAGTACGAGATGCTGTATAACTTATACCTGGATAAACTGGGAAAAGCGCTCGATAAGAAATAGGAGATCATACCTTATATTATATATATGCAAAAACATTACCCTACCCCTGAAGAAGTAACAAAACTTTACAAGGCGGCGCTGAAAGCCCGCCCCGTAAAGTTGAATGATGTGCAGGCAGTTAAACTGCGGTATGCCTGTTATAAGGTCATGACAGAAAATGCAGGCAATACCATGAGCGATCATGTTAAAGCAGCCCTGGTCTATCTTGACCTTATATTGAACACGCCTAACCTTGAGTTTTAGCCTGTTCAGCAGCGTGCAATACGTTTAGTAAAGCTTCTTCTATTTTCTGCTTAATCATTTCGGCAGTTTCGTCTGCATTGGTGTTAATGATGACAATGTTGTCAATTAAACGTCCGATGTTAATTTCAATTTTTTCTGACATAATGTAAATTTTTAAAGTTAAACAATAAATTAATCCGGTATCGGGCTTTCCATTTCTCCTTCGATCTCCGGAGGCATTTTTTCCATCGCCGTATAGCGAGTCGTTACCGTAGGCTGGTAGAGGATGCATTCAAAATTCTGGATGATGTCTATCCACCCCGGGGTATTCGCATCCTCCTGGTAGCCGGTACGGTTCATGCTGTTGAACAGCCGCCGGCTGTCAGCCATGTCGTAACCCATTCCCTGGAGATGGTCATAAACTTCAGTTGCCAAATTTTCAAGCGAAGCCACAAGGGTATCGTCGACGCTGCCGTCCTGGTCGCGTACGATCCTACCTACCAGGTGGACAGAAATAACCAGGTCAGTGATCTGTTCTTGCCGGTTAAGCGTTTCCAGGTTGAGTTGTGCAGGGAAGTCGATGAAACATGCAGGCTCTGTATGAATCAATCCCGACTGAAGCTGACTGTTCCACCTCGTGACCAGGTTGATGGCTTCAAGGGTGGTCAACTGATCTTTAACTGCTGTATAAACATTGTTCAACATGGCTGTTAATTTAAGTAAATAATATTGAGTAATCGGGCATTTCCCGGTTGATTGCCGTCGTATTGACGCGCTGCGAGGATGAACCTGTCGTAATGCTGAAATAGTACTTCAGCCCTGAACGGCACCCAGGTATAATTTGAGAACTTCAGGGCTGTCATTCTTTGTTTATGAGCGTCCTCATGAATTTTGTCCATAGTATGTTATTTGAAAATTTTATCCATTTCCCTGTCGAGCTTTGCTTTGATGTTCATATCGAGCCGGTAGCTTTTGCCCATGAACTGCCGTTGTTTCATAACAAAACCGGAGCCCCTTCCGGCTTTGCCTCCTTCATTGTGTACCCGGGCATAAGGCTTGTCGGTGTAGAAGATCACCCGTGTCCCGGCAATCCGGTAGCTGATCGAATCTTTCAGATGACCTCCTGCTGTATCAGTGCGGTGGCTGATCAGAATAGCCCGCTTAGCATTCTTCGCTCTCCATTTTTTGTAACTGGCGAGCTGTCCGCCTTTCTTTTTGAATTTTTTTAGCGGTTCCTTTCGAGATTCCCATTTACGCACACCCTGATCTTCCCATCCCTGCTTTTGCCAGCTTGCCTGGAAATGATTAAGTCCCTCCACCCCGATAATGCGTTGAAGGTCACCGGTGGCAAGCTTCTGAACGAGCCTTGCCTGGTTGGCTAAATCCTTTCCCAAGTTCCTGAAATCAGGCATGTTTAATAATAAATTTGCTTTTTAAGATTTAATTGTTGTATATTTGCAGCCGAGATTTGAATATAAGTGGCCTGTGGTCTGCAACTACAGGAGTCCTTTTCAAGTCTCTTTTTTATTTCAATCCATCCGTTATTGCATGAAGTTCCCATGAACCATCTATTCTCTTAACATAATTCAAATAGAACTTATCCTTCAATCCAGTCTCAATTTCATAATAATACCATTCCTTATATTTCAGCCTGGCATTATTATCCGGTACCGGACCTTTAACAGGCTTACTGTTTTTAATTACATTTTTAATATCATAAATCAGTTCATTACGGGCCATTCTGTTTGAATGTGTTTTCCCTGTGATCGTTCGAACCATACTATTTGAAAGTATGAAACTGATAGGAGAATTTGGTACCTTTAAATTATAGTCGTTGATACCACTATACCATTTTCTTACTTCTATGCTTGATTGTTTCGAAATGAATCCATTGACAAGCCTGTCGATCTCATCACGATCTTTGGCTCCCGCTCCTTTATAATAGGCTCCCTTAGTATCGAATATCTCACCTGTCTTACCAGGATTATTCGCAAAACCCGGTTTAACATCAATGAGCCGCTTAGCCGGTTCAGTCCCAGAGTCGGTTTGCTTTACCGAGCACCGGCAGCCCCAGTCGAGTGGAGGGTAATAGGTATCCCAGAATGGATCATTTATCGGATAGATCGCTCCATTAAGTGCAGCATGATCTTCCCGGGTGCGTTCATCCATAACAGCCACAAACATCAGATTCGGGTACAAGTCGGCATTCTCCTCAAAATCTTTCCACTTCCCCGCCATCCGTGCGCTTTGATGTGCATGGTTAAATTCCGTTTGGAGCCATCGTTTATTATAGCCCTCAGAAATCTTTAAAGCTTCATTTCTGAAATCAATCCATGATCGTGGTTTTCCATCCTCGCCTATGAGAAGTTCTGTTATTACACCAGTCTCTTGATGATTCTTGAAAGCGGCGAATGATGCGGTGTGATACTTTAATTCTGCTATGTATTGCCAGTTAGGTTCGTCAAAGCGCATTTCTGAAATACCTTTACCCCATCCTTCCTGTATGGCACGGGTAAGTTCAGTGTAATTCAGCTTCCAGATTTCAGGATCAACGAGACCCGCTGAACGATCATAGATCCTTTTAACATAACTCTGCAGAGTTTTATCATCAACAACAATACTCAGCTCGCACAACAATGTGCTTAGTGGCAGCAACCTTCCGCCGGCATATTCATAAGCCAGTCGGGAAATTGTCTCCCTGAGCCGGTTGCCAGCCGGGAGACCGGTTCTTTTTTTGACGGGTCGCCTCCATCAGGATCAGTTGGTTTGGGAGTGGGCGGGTCCTTCTTTAATAAGTCAGTATATTGAAATCTGAACCCTTTTAACGGATAGCCCCATTCGACCAGGAAGGGGATCAGCCTGTCGTTCACCAGGAACTGCATGCGCCTCAGCCGTGCATCGGTGTAATCATCCAGTATGCGTTCATGTACTTCGGCTGACCCTACGAATGACTTTTCGTCCGATGTCCCCGTCTGCCCGTTGATCAGTTTGCTGATCTGGGCATCGCACAGGGCAATGTTCTCCTGGTATATTTTGAACCGGTCGGTTGACGGATCGGACTGCAGCTCGCATTCATCCTCCTTGTTCAGGATCACATAGCCATTGGTTCCGAAATTAGCCGCCTGAGCTTCCATTTCGCTGATCTCTTTATCATCCTGCGTGTCCGTCCTGATCACCAGGCGCGGCATACCGAACTTTTCAGATGACTGCGACCAGTCCGACCGGCTGTAATTTTTCACGATCACCTCCTTGGCTGCCAGCTCCAGGATACCCAAGTCGAAAGGATCGCCCACCTCTATCAATGCGAACTGTGTGGCATACTCACGATAGTCCAGTCCTTTCACCGCGCCCGGCATTGGAATGACCATCCCGAATTCAGGGATTACATTCAGCCTGGGGAAAAGGGTTACATCTCTGAACTCGCCATCCACTAACTGCCCGAACTCGATCAGGCTGTGTCCCCAGAATTCAGCCATCAGCGCATGTGCGATGAAATCATTAAACCATTGTGTCCTGATGAACTCAGTTGCCTTATCATCCGGCTTCTTTCCATCCTTCGAAAGGTAGAAGTCACTCTTCAGGACTGCATGGATTGCTGTACGCATCTGGCTGGCAAGGTGGCTGTCCTTGGAGCATAATTCATAAATGATGTAGAGCTGTTCCCGGTTCGGATAGTCGGGGTACTTTGCCATATCCAAAGCCGCTTTCAGGTTATCCAGGTCGAGTGCGATCCTGTAGAAATAATTCCTTGCTATTTTTTTCGACAGCCTTTTCTTTTTTTCCGGTTTTTCGTCCGGCGTAAAATTAGCCCCTATAAGCGATGCAATTGCTTTTCTAAGGTATCCTACGTCTTTTTTCTGATCGTTCATCCTGCGTTTATTTAAACACTATTTAAACACTCCTGTGGTCAGGGGTGAATTATTTATAGCACCTCATGAGACCTGGGTGTATTTGACCCCATCCTGAAGGTTCTTTTTGCTTTTCCATCCACCGTGACCGGTGTGAGGGTGGTTGGAGTTTTTCCCCTGGCGATCTGCCTGAGCATCTCCATCGTATCATCATAGTTCTTTACAACCCTGTCGGGCAGCTCGCTGTCGGGTATGCGCTCATAGAGGAAGTACACGCTCAGGTAAAGCATCCAGCCGAGCAATGCCTGGTGGCGCGAGGAACCGGTTTTGGACAATTCCAGTCCGATATTGTAATTGCCTGAAAGCATATCGGTGATGATTCCTGAAGCTTTGTTCTCAGCGTCAGTCAAAAGCGTATCATCGTTGCCGGTGATCTGATTCAGAACACTCATGCTGATCTTGCTCTGGTAATCGTTTTTTGTAAGGAAGCTCATAATCTTCGTTTTTGATTCTTCTTTAATCTTCCGGTCCTTGATTTAAAATCTCCTCTCCTGGTATGCTTGCTAAGCCACTCTATGCACTGCTGATCGGCATCGGGCGCATCATCATGGGTGCGGTATCCGGGTTCTATTCCGTACAATTGCTGAAGGCCTGTGGCTGTATCATTGTGGCTAAACTTTGCATCATTATAATAGATCCTGCCATTCTGATAATAGGGCTGAAGGGTGAGGATTCGGTCGTACTTCTTAGTTTTGGGCGTATCTACCTTTACCAAGGCAAGATTAATATTGTGCTTTGCTTCTACTTCAGCTATTGTCCTGCGTACTTCATCATTCCAGAACTGGCTTTCGAACCTCCATAATACCGAAACCGTCGGAGGCAATGACCGCTGAAACATGACCATCCATTCCAGCGCCTTCACCATTTTGCTTTGCCTTACATAGCTGTCAATGTACCAGAAGTCGGTTTCCTTCACTCCCCAAACTCGGATGGCATTGAAGTCGCTGTCCTTATTTCCGGCGTAGGCAATATCCCAGTGGCCGGCAATAGTTTTGAAATGATTCAGAGCCGGAATTTTACCCCACTGAATCTGATCTTCAGTAAATATCTTACCTTCGATGTGCGGCTTGTTCAGGTATTCTGCCTGGGTTGCAAGAATACCCATATCTTCTTCCAGCTTCCGGTAATAGTCGCTTGAATATTTCTCAGGCCATGCCGGCTCATAAGTAATAGGATCGTAGGCGTCCACCTGGTCTAACGTCCAACCCGGATGGCGGACATGAAGCTCCTCCTGGATGGTTCGGGGGTGGAAATTGTTATTGGCGTTAATAAACCTGCGTGCCGGCCCGTCCATCGTCGGTATCAAATCTTTCTCTATCCATCGGACAATTTCATCCTGGCGCATGGGATTCTTGATCGTTTCCCTGTCCTCAAGATCATCGCATACGATATAATCAGGGCGGCGAGCCTGAAACCGGAGTCCTCTGGGCGATTGTCCCATTCCGAGAGCCTTGGCTATAAATCCATTCTTAGTCCTGAAATAACCGTCCTCCCAGTTACCGCGCATTTCCTGCGTTCCCCAGTCGTGCTTCAGGCGTTCGTTGGCTTCGAACTCAGCCTGCAGGTCGGACAGCAATATCTTTGCCTTGTCATAATTATTACCGATGATCACCATGTAATGAATATCATCGTTGATCCATAGCCATAGCGGTATGATCACATCCACCCAAACCGACTTAGCCAGGGCGCGACCCCACCTGAGTAATAAGAACAGAATGGGATGTGAAATAATAAAAACGGCAATACGTAGATGGAATTTAGCGCTTTTGCTGGTGGCATAATGCGGCATATAATATTCGACAAAATAAGCAGGATCACGCTTTGCCTTTTCTTTCCTGGCAGCCTGCTCATCTTTCGACTCGAAGGGATTGGCAGCCGCGCCCGATTTGATCAGGGCAAGTTTTTGTTCGTAGCGTTCTACAGCCTTTTTGTCGCGTACTTTCATATTATCCTAATTCTTCAGTCACTTTATGCAGATGCTGTTCCTGGAATTCGACCGTGTCGGAATAAAGTTTTGGATTGTAAATGCGCATATCATCAAATATCCTGTCCATCACGCGCAGGTAAACGTCAAGTGTTACCCTGTTTTCATCCTGCAGATTGGTTAATGTTTTATTCCATTTGCTAATCGCATCATCCACCTGGCTGATCCGTTCGCGTAACCTGGTCGATTCTTCGGCATCGGCTTCAGCCTCCGCTGTTTTAACCTTGCGATCCAGTTCCAGCCTATCATCCGCCATGTTGCTGATGATTGCCTTGATGTTCTCAATCCTTCGCTGAGGCGACGCGCTGCGCGCGTCCTGCTCTTCTTTCCATTTACCCTCCTTCACCCAGGTGTTGATCGTCTTTGTGGTGACACCCAGGAGCTGGGCAATCTCCAGTTGCGTCTTATTCTGCTCTACGAACAGGATATGCGCTGTTTTTCGTTGCTTGTCTTTTGCCATACAGTAACGGCAAAACTACGTTTTGCCCTCCCTTAAAAACAAATATGTAAACAACCCTTACACCTTTAACTGTAAGGGTTGCACGAAAATTTGTGTCTGTTAATACAGAGGGATAAGTTTGCCGCTTCAACATCGTAAATTGCGTAAATGAATCATGAAGATTTCAAATATCTGGTAAGCCGCACTGAAAAGCAATATACCTTCAATTTGTTCGGAGAGATCGGGAAGGATAAGGATGTGAACGGTTATTACCTGGCTAATGAAATCAATTCCGCTTCGGAGTACGTAGATGTGATCAATATCCACATCAATTCGGAAGGCGGCAGCATCATGCACGGTCTCGCAATTCTCTCAGCTATTCATAATTCAACTGCGCATGTTAATGTGATCATTGACGGCATAGCCGCATCGATGGCCGGAGTAATTGCGATGGCCGGCGATACCATTAAGATGGTAGATTACGGCAGGCTCATGGTGCACAATCCTTTTTTTGATGATAAAAGTAATCTGACGAAAAAAGAAGCCGCTGCACTCGATAGCATGAAGGCCATGCTTGTAACCATCTTCACTAACCGGTGCGGGAAAGATGATGAATGGATGAGCAACGTGATGGACAAAGAAACCTGGTTTACTGCAGAGGAAGCCCTTGCAAACAAACTCATTGATTCCATCATTACGACTGGTAAGGTCGTAAACCTGTCAGGATTATCAATTACGCAAATGGTAGCATTAATTAAAGACACTAATCAAATTCATGAAATGAAAAAAATCGCTTTAAAACTCGGTATGCCGGAGGGCTCGACCGAGGATCAGCTGGTTGCAAAAGTCGAAGAGATTATGAACCAGGCTAAAAAATCTTCCGAAAATGCCGTTAAGGCGTTTATTTCTCACGGTATGGCTCTCAAAGTCATAACAGATGAAAACAAAGACAAGTTTGAAAAACT